ACTAAGAAGCTGCCAGAGTTAGTCACTGTGATTAGCGAAGGGGGCGACTTGAATCACCCCTTGGCTAAGTTTGCTAAGGTGATTAACTATAAGTTTGATAGCCGAAATAACTAAGGAGGTAATATGCTATTCGAAGAGTTAGTAAATAAAGCTAAGCTAGAAGGCGTAGAGCTTCTACATGGCAACTCAGGCTCTGAGCTTAAGGACCTGTTAGGTATGCACTTACGCGTGCGGTTGCCGCTACAAGCTGACCGCATAACTCTAATCGAGGATGGCATTAAGTTAGTCAAAGAGTACGGGGCGGGGAGACTCTACGTGCATACTAGCGGCCTAGAGGTGTTAAAGTGAGTAAGTTTAAGCCTAAAGACTCGGTACGAGATACTAGAATGGACCGAGAGTGTCTAGTGTTGTGTGAGCATCCTAGTATGAAACGATACTATGCCGTAGCGACTGCCGACGGTGGGCTGTGCGTAGCTGATAGTGTTCATGCTGATTTACTTATGCCGCACGTTAGTCCTGATACCATGTTTGACTGGACTTTAGAAGGAGATTTAGAGTTACTTGATAACCGCCATAAGCTTATAAGAGACTCACTGAGGGAGGATTTAGCTAATGAGTAAGTTTAAGGTAGGAGATACTATTCGTCACGGGCTAGCAGGTGAAATGATATTACTATTTAAATGCAAGTATAATAAAGATTACTGGGTAGGGAAGCCACTTGATGATAGCGGCTATGGGTGGGACCTAGAGCCGAACTATCCAGGCAACATAGGCAAGGGCTGGAACGTAACCGATAACGAGATTGTGTTAGTTGATAAACGACCTAGTGTAATAAGAGAAAGTTTAAGAGAGGATTTATTAAAATGAAACATGAATTAACGAGATACAATAACAGGAAGCTATATTCCAAGTCAGCCAGTCAGTACGTAACGCTAGGTGACGTAGTGTTGATGGTTAAAGCTGGGGAGCAAGTACGCGTAGTGCAGTACGAAGGTGGTGAAGATATCACTACTAGGGTGCTTAGACGAGCCTTTGCTAAAGTTAATGATGAAATTAGTGTAGAATATTTACATGACCTAATCAAGACTGAGGCTAACTAATATGGGACTTTTAGTGTCGGCGGCTTTTGTTATAGTGTTCTTGGTATTTATATACGAGGTCATTAGTGGCTAAGTTAAAAGCCTACACCCCCATACGCATTAAGGGCCTTAAGAAGCTCAGCGGTGACGGGGATAGGTTCGATGCCTTCGGGGTATTCATTAAGGTAGTCATAGTTGGTGAGTTTAAGGGCATGGCGTTAGTGCGTATAGGTAGCACGCATCTACACGTACCACTAGATAAAATCGAGGAGTGTTGAGTATGAGTATAAAGATAGGGGACTTTGTTACTATAGATGTAGGCCCTTCTTCGATAGAGCCAATCAGGATTGAAGAAGCGCTTGTTTGTGGGCGGAGTATTAATAGCGGAAAATTCATTGTGGAATTGCCTAGGAGTACTGATATTATTTTAGGTTGGTCGTCACTAGAGAGTAGCGACAATATTGAAATGACTCATCATGCTAGTTTCAGGTATCTATACATAGATAATGTCTTGGTATTCTTAGTAGACGATAGACCTAAAGCAGTAAGGGACGCCCTCAGAAAGGAGAGCTGGTACAAGTGTAAAGCTAGCGAGGCTGAGATAGGCGATATAGTATGTACAGAAGACTTATATCTAATGTATAAGCATGACGGCATACTTAGTCAGCTTAAACCTAATAGCAGCCTCGCTTATTATGTACATGATATTGAAGGTGGGTGTCTATATTTAACCGATGACAGTAGAAAAGATCACGGACCTATCGTAAGTCTAAGTGACTGCGTATACAAATACGACAATAGAGCATCTGTAGTACGCGATAGTTTAAGGGAGGATTTAGATAATGAGTGACGCAGTAAATAAACCCAAGCATTATAACTCTGGTAAACTAGAGGTGATAGACGTAATCAAAGATAGCTCTAGCTCTAGTGAGTTCGAGGGCTTTCTATCAGGTAATATAAAGAAGTACATACTAAGGTATCAATTTAAAAACGGCGTTGAAGATTTAAAAAAAGCTAAGGTCTACTTGGAGTGGTTAATTCAGCATGTCGAAAACAAAGAGTAAGTCACATAGTGAAGTAGAGCATTTAAACGGCTTAATACGCCAACTAAAGAAGCAGGTAAATAAACTCACTCGTGATAACAGCCAGCTTAGAAAAGAACTAAACAGGAACCTAGATAAGAATACCAAGGAGTATGAGGATATGCCAGACGTACCTAAAAATAAGCGTAGCGATAAAGGGGATTGTCCTGTATGCGGCGGCGTGCTTACTAGTATTGATCTAGGGGTGCGTAGTCTATTATCCTGCAAGGACTGTGAGTATAGGAAGGTGTTAAAGTGAGTAAATTTAAGATAGGAGATAAGGTACATATTAACGACTACGGAGTGCGTGGAGTCGGAACCATAGTGTATAAGGACAAGACCCATGACGATAGATTTCTATGCACAATAATTGAAGGCTGCCTTGGCTGGGGCTTGCATAATAAGGCAGGATCTTTACCCAAGGACTTTGATACATCTAAGCACAGCCCCAATGCTAAGATGTGGTGGGTTAATGAGGCTGAATTAGAGCTATTCGATACAAGATTCAAGATCATACGCGATTCGATTAGGGAGGACTTGTTAGGTGAGTAACACTAGAACTACTACATATAACCTATCTGTAACTAACTTGACTAGCTTAATGCGCACTATACGGGCTAATCAGAATAAGTTGTCTCCTGCTATAAGCGAGGGCATTCTCTATATTAGTGTTAATAGTAGTCAGTTTTGTGTCGAAAAGGATTTACCTGATAATAGAATCAGTACCGCGCTTATGCGCTGCCAAACCCGCTCTCGAAGCGCTAACTTTGACATTTACAAGCTAGAGAATAATATCATTGGTATGATAGAAGCTTTCTTACAAGAGAATAATGAACCAGACGCAGTGGAAATAGTGAATACGCTACGAGGCTACACCAAAGCGCAGACTAGACTAGCGGTTAGGGACGGTATCGTGGAGGATTTAATGAATGACTAAGTTTAAGGTAGGTGACGTAGTAGAGGACACTAGGGATGGCCTTGTATATGACGTAGTTTATGTAGATAAGGATGAGCACTCTAGGTCCTGGGTTACTGGTATTCTAGTTGGAGGAGATTCGCAACAAGCTGGGGTACATATATCACTGCTAGGCCTACCTTCCGAGGTATTGAGCGGTCTACCTACTGATGCTTTTGGACATAACCTGGAAGTTAGGTTTATTAGAAAGCACGATAAACGTCCTAAGCTAGTTAGAGACGCATTAAGAGAGGATTTGCTAAAATGAGTAAAGGTTACGTAGCAAGAATACGGTACTTGGCATATGGTAAGAATACGTTAATATCAAAGGAGTCCTTCGATACGGACAAGTTAGGTAGAATCAAGGTACTAATAGACCTGGATAAGCTAAGTTATGCCATGATAGACCCCGAGACGCATAAATCTAAGGCTAGCGGTAGAAGTAACACAAGGCACAGCGTTAAAAAGGCAGCTAAGGCACACCTACGCAGCCTAGGAGTACAGTTTGCCCCTGAAAAGCGTATGTGGGGCTCTAGCGACCTTCAGAAGGCTCTAGAAGACATCGAAAAGGAGTTGATGGAATGAGGTACTTACTAGAAGATATTCCCGTACAAGCCAAGCTCGTGCTTCTGAGAGCACATATGAGGGGCGTATTCAATGATGCGGTAGCAGACCGGATTAAGGCTGTTTACAAGGCTATGCATAGGGGCTGGACTAAGCTCTGTAGAGTTGTGGCCTATGTTCCCACCATATGGCGTAATGAGGATTGGGACTTCACTTTTATATACGAGCTACTAGAGTTTAAACTTAAGCGGGTAGACAAGTGTCTACGAAGTGGTATGGCTGAATACGATCCTAAGGCTATGCGGCGTATCCTACTGCTACTCGACTACGTTAGTAATGAGAAAGCCTCTGAGCAAGCACACGCTGAACTAGAGGCTAAGGGTTTATATAGCGTGTGGGAAATTACCTCTCCCGATAGGGGCGTATATGAATCCGTATATTGGCATTTAAATACTGAGGACGTAGATAAGCTTAGAGAACTAGATGCTCCTATTAACCTAGACTTCGCTAGCTCCTTTAGATCTGCTAGAAACAGTGCTGAATTCAGTAAACGCAAGACTATCTACGACAAGTATCAGAGAAGACATGAGCGCAGACGTACTAAGCTGTTTAAGTTATTAGCTGATAATATAGAAAGGTTTTGGGATTAATATGCTTAAATTTAAGGTGGGGGATATAGTAGAGCTGGGGATAGATATAGCTGGAATGAAAAGAGGCTTAGTAAAAATCACAAAAATAGATTACCCTGACCCTATGTTCCAGCTCCCTTACCGAGTTGCAGTCGAAGGTTTTCCTTATGTGCTATGGGTTAGGGAGGAGTGGTTACATGCCTTAGACAACCGACCTAGAGCAGTGAGGGCTTCGTTACGGGAGAATTTACTAGATGACTGATATAAAGTTTGAATTGGGGCGTAAATATGTTTTAGCTTCATGGGGACGCAAAAATATTATAGGAACTTATTGTGGAACTTTTAGTAGCAGTAGGTATAACAAAGCTCCTTTATTCATGCTAGAGTCTAGCAGCTCAGCGTTAGGCTGGGCTCGGTCTAACATGGGCAAGGCGAATATACTCCTACCACATGATAAGTATTCTCGATTTTTATATGAAGATAAGATTGGCATTAGTGTAGTTGGTGCAGTAGATGAAAGGCCAAAAATAGTACGTGACAGCTTAAGGCAAGATCTACTAGAAGACTAACTACTTAGCCTCTGCTAAGTTATTGCCTACTACGGGGTCAGCTTCCATAGGCACTGTAATCAGCTTAGTTAGTTCGTTATTCTCCATGCAATCCTTTAGCAGCTTAGACGCTGCATCTACGTGCTCATCTTTTACTACTAAGATAACTTCATCATGTACAGTGGATACAATTTTAGCGTCTAAATCTCCTCGACGAGCCACGAAGTCTATCATAGCCTTATTAACTAGACTGGCAGCTAGTGACTGAATCTGAAAGTTACGGGCGTTGTTAAGCTCGCCATTAGCTCTAATGAATATCTTTAACGGGTCCTCTACTCCTAGTAGCGGCCTTCGTACCTTGCGTTTAATCTCAAACTTATCAGGACGCTTAATGCCATACTTATCATGTAGTTCTTTTAGCATAGGAGTTCTACGTCTACGGCCTACCTTAGACTCGATGTAGCCTTGCTTACGTGCTAGTATGAGTGTAGTGTTCATCCATTTAGCTAGGTCAGGATAGGCCGCTAGGTAAGCGTCTATGAGCGCCTTAGCTTCCTCTACTTCTATGTTAAGCGTCTTAGCTAGTTTATACTCCTGCATACCGTACGGGATGCCTAACGCAATCGGCTTAGTTTGCTGCCTTTTGTCCTTAGCTAACTTACCTAAGTAATTGGGAGCATCGGGGCGTGCTGAGTATTCGGTACTGTTAAACATGTCTACATAAATCTTAGAGTAGAAGTCTAAGCCCTCTGAGTATACGGCTTGCAGCTTAGGGTCGCCAGCTACTTCACTAAATATGCGAGGTTCCAAACTGCTAAAATCTAAAGAGATTAATTTATAGCCTATAGGAGCTTTGAATCCTAGCTTAATTCTAATATCATCCCTAGGTAGGTTCTGAAAGTTAATCGGCTGCGCTGAGCTAAATCTTCCTCCAGTAGTGCCTGTCTGTTTAAAGGAGGTGTATATTCTACCGTCCTCATGGCCATTCAACACAGCCTCTACATAAGTAGATAGCACTTTCTTTTCTTTACTGCGATATAGCATGAGCTTTAATATTTCGCTGCTCTCGGAATATTCATTGACTAGCTTATCAATTACTGCGGCTGTAACTTGACGCTTACCCTTAGCAGTAGTGCCTTGCTCAGGTAATTCTAATACATCAAATAGTAGTACAGCTTTATCATCGTT